GTTCGTAGCTCATGGCGTTTCCCTGGAAGAGAAAACCCCGCCGGAGCGGGGTTTGTTTGCTTCGGCACATGCAGTGCGCAAAACCCCGGTTACAGGGCGCGGCGCATGTACTTGAACGCCATCGCGGCGATGATCACGGCGAAGACGGCCCAGCCGATGGTGCCGACGTCGGTGCCCGCGGTTTCGAGCGCAGTAGTGGCTTCGGCCGGGACTGCCGCGTAGACGGAGCCGGCAGCAGCCGAGAGAGCAACGGCAGCGCCGAGGCCGATTTTCTTGATGAAGTGTTTGTTCAGTTGCATGGGTGATACCTCACTGTTTCAGGGCTTTTTTCAGGACCAGGAAGCCGAACACGGTGGCGAACAGAACAATCGCTTCGCCTTGCAGCTCGGAGACTTGGTCCCAGGTGAGTGCAGAGCCGTAGAGGCTTTGCATTTCCTCGACCGTGAGAGCGACCAGCGAGCCGGAGCAGATGGGCGAGCCATCAGCGCCTTGCAGCCAGTCACCATCACAGGCGAGAAAATTCATGGAATACGGTTTCCTAAAAACTGATTTCGTCGTCGTCGGAGTCCGCGTCTGCACAGTCCGAGCAGAGTGCGTAGCCGCCGACAATCTCGATGTTTCCCGCCGTTAGTTCGCAGCCGCAGCTTTCGCAGGAGTTGTCGTCTTGCGAGAGGCCAATGTCGGAGTTGTTGTCGCGTAGTTCGTCGGAGCAGTCCGAACAAAGAAGCAAGCCGTAGTCGGACGTGAAATCGTCATCCAACACCGCGCCGCACTCTTCACAGTGATCACGCATGGCGGACCTCCTCGACAGTTGCGATAAACAGCTCAGCTACTTCAGCCGGCGATCTGGTGTTCATTCGCCGGCCCCTTCGAGGTCGGCGGTTTGTTCGGAGGGTTCGCAGTCAGGGCAGACGGCGAAGTGGGGCGGCAGGCTGAGGTCGGGCAGCAGGTCGCTTTGCGGCGCGGGCAGCGCCATGAGCTTGCCCATGTCGTTTCCGCAGCAGTCGCAATACACCCGGTCATCGATCAGCATGGCCGCCCCTCCCGGTTAGTTCGCTTTGGCCGGTTCCGGCTGGGTGCCGGCTGGCTTGGCGGTTGGGGTCGGCTGCTGAGTCGGCTTGGGGGCTTGAACAGCGGCTGCTTTCACGGGTTCAACGTGCAGGACGATGAACTTGCCGGCGTTCTTGGAGCCTCGCTCGATCTCGGTGGTGACGCGGATCGGCTCAAGCACATCGAGGCTTTCGCAGGCGGACCACACTTCGTCCAGGGCTTCTTCGGAGACATTCATCGACAGGATGGAAATGCCGAGGTCACGCTTGCCGTCCGGCTCGTCACCGACAAACAGTTTCACCAGCTTCACGTTGTCGAACTCGACTTTCTCGGCGCTGAGAAATGCAACTTCCATGATCGAACGTGCCATTTGTGTTTCCTCTCTCTAGTTGCGCTTTATTGCGCTGCTTTGCTTTCTGCAGGCCGAGCGATCCCGAACCGGTGAACTCGCAAGTTCGCCGAGGTGATCTGTTACTTGGCCTACCTGTTAAAACTTGGCGTTGTGCGTGTTCTCTAGTTGGTTAACACCAAGGGCTTTGCCCTTGTCATCCCACTCTTGCCGCCGAGGGCTCGGGAGCGCGGGGCGGTGAAGCTGCCCCACACTCACGAGCGGAGGCTGTTTCTGTTCGTGCAGGGTCAAGGGTGCGCTGCGCCCGTGCTTCCGTTCGCCGGATCGGTGAAGCGTGATCCGACGAGCCGGGAGCGCGGCCCTGGACCTGTTCGGCTTCGGTCGGGGTTTCGGCTAGAACGGGAATTGCTCGCTCGGCGCCGAGGTTGAATCTTGGTAAGCAACGCTCCACCACTTCGCGGGGCGGTCGGGTGGCGTGTGCTTCTCGCAGATAAAGGCCGGTTCCACTGTCCACTCCGAGACCAGAGGCTTCCAGGCACCACCGACGCGGCCCATTTGCAGCGTCCGAATCGGCCGCGCAGAGGCGGGGCGGCATTGGGCGCAGCGTGTGGACGGGGAGGGAGCGTGTTTCGCCATTTCGCGTCTGGACCAGCAGACAGAGCAGTCGCAGTCCTGGGCGTGCGCAAGGCGTAGATAGCTGGTCGGCTTCTGCATAGGTCATCCCATCCCCTGGCTTTCCGTAGGCGGCGCGGATCATTCGTCCCACTCCTTCTCCATGAGCTGCTTAACCAGCAGCGCCACGTTGACCATCACGTACTTGCCGACCTTGTGCGACGGGATGTAGCCGTTGCGAATCCAGCCCCACACCACGTCGTGTTCATCGCCCATGCGAATCCAGTCCGCGAACTGGCGCCACGGCATGACCGGAGGCGCGTTGAGCAGGTCTATCGGCGGTAGGTTTCCTTCCATGTCCTTGGCCTTTGTTGCACTATGTTGGTCATTGTTGGCATACGCTGGTTTAACTGTTGTGTCTAATAGTTAAACCGTAGAGACAATATAGCTACCTGCCCGCTAGAGTTCAATTGTTAAACTCGAAGCCTGTTAGATCGATATGGAATTAATACAAGATAGGGCAATAGCTTTGATTTATAAGGCGGGGTTGGATGAGTTAGTCCGCGCCTCCGAAATCAACTACAGCCGATGGAAGAACATCAGACACAAGACTGTTCGCGTCAGCAGCGAAGAGCTGGACGTGCTTGTGCGGGTTTTTCCTCACTACGCGCTTTGGCTGGCAAGCGGAAAAGTCGCCCCTGAGTGCGGACAAACAAGCCCCGACTACGACGAGGCCAACCGAAACTTGACCAATCAAGACGCGGGTTAGCGATTACTAAGATAGTAGCTAGGCGCTGGTTCGCCCGAAAGTGTAGATAGGTTAGAGAAAGGACGCTCGAAAGTGCAAAGCTTAAATAAACGATGCAGCATATGTTTAAAAAGAGAAGAGTTAACTGATGAACATATATTTCCAAGGGGGCTAGTGGTTCCTGGAACTAGGCAAATCAGGGAGCTTCTCCCCATAATCGATCCCCAAAAAAGATACAGAAGATCAACAAAGCTATCTCAAAATGGCTTAAAAGTTAAAACTACCTGCGCAGAATGTAACAATACACTACTAGGCGCAAAATATGACCCCGCGCTAAAGCACCTCTACGACGAAGCCAGCCTCCATTTTAGAAATCGTCATATGCTGTCGGGGCGATTTAAAATAGCTAACATTGAGATTAATAAGGTCGCGCGAGCAGTTGTAGGGCATATGCTTGCAGCGGACAGCCATCCCAGTGGCAGAGCTTTAAAAACAAGAGAAATGAGGCGTTTCTTGTTTGATGAGACTCATTCGCTAGCGAATGAATACTCGATTTTGATTTGGCTCTACCCTTCAAGAGAACAAGCGATAATCAGGGATATATTTCCTTTAGACTCCTTTTCTGCTTGGAAAACCACTTGGATGAGCGCTTATAAAACATTTCCTCTAGCCTTCGCTTTTACCCAGAAAAAAGAAAAGTGGCCTTATAAGGGTATTATAGACATAACCGACTTCCTAACAAAAAGCGTAGAAGATAAAGTTAATATAACTTTTTCGCTAAACGACATACCGCATCAACGATGGCCTGAAACCCCAAGCAGTAGAGGCGCGATATTTATGGGTGACGGTGAGCGCTTACTAACAAAGCCCCATATTCCTAATAAGAAATATCCGTATTAGCCGGTACCAATCTAGATAGGGGCTAGCGAGTACCAAGGAACCGACTAGGCGCTGGTACGCCCGAAGGACAGGGGAGGGAAGGGAATGAAAGCTAACAGGGACGATATGCCGGATTATCTTCGCGCCAGGAAGAAAGCGGGACCTTGGCGCTTTTTAGCAATGCTCGGGCTGGGCTCTGCGATCTTCTGGATGCTAGCTTTGATGTTCGGTAAAGAGATCATCATCGACGTTAACCAGATCAAAAATGGCATCAGATTCGCGGACAAGCCTGTATTCGACGCTGAGCCGGAGGCCCCGCAGGTACCGGCTATCGAAGAGCGACAAGTTAGCGTCGACCGCAAAGCTATGGCACTTGCCGAGTTGCTCTCCGCACAGAAGCAACCTGCTATCCGGCAAACGTCCTTCAACGATCAAAACTATCAGCCAACCGGCGCGATCAACACCATGCCCGCCCCTAAGCCGACGCTGTACGCGGCCAGCACTACAGCACAACGGGTGCAGCACAAGCCAGTACTTCAGACCGGCTATTGGACCTGGACAGGCGCAGATAACAGGAAAGCTCGACTTAAAATCCAATGGCAAACAGTGAACGGCTGGATTGAATACCACACGGTATGTCAAAACGAACGACGCGGATCAATCGAATATCGAGATTGCCGGAAGGCTGCCAAAGAATACTTTGTGCATCGCTGCCGAACCGAAAAGCGTAAGGCGTTCTGCGCTGCTGAGAATAATTACAACCCGCTGTAGGTAACCAGCGATCATCGTGTGCAACTGCTAGTTGCTCCAATGCCTTGAAGAAATCTAAGGGATGAGACTAAAACGGAATGGATACCGTGAAGGTAAATTCCCCGCTGTATTTAAATACCTTCTGCAGTGCCGCCTTGGCTATTTCTTTAGCAGAAGCATGCTCGTTTAAGAATTCTACAACCCCTTCGTCGTCGCCAACTTCAATGTAAACGATTTTACCGCCGCTCCAAGCATCAAGGTCAGCTTTATCTATCTCTGGAAGCTGATTCGCAAAGAGTACTCTGTTTAGCTGGCGGTGAATTTCCGACCGGAAATCATCTTTCAGGAGAGAGCTCTTTCGTCCGGTGATCATTGCGTCTTTATAGAATTCTTCAAGCTCTTCATTGAATATCTTGCAGTTAATGTCATGCAGCGCGTTGTAATGGTCTAAAAGATTTGGTAATGCTGCTTCGGTAACAAAGCATATTCTGCAAGTTGTCTGCTCATTATTTAGTATGTACTTTGATACATAAGTTTCTTTTTCAATAGCGCTTGCTATAGGCGATTTATTAGGTGCAAAGTGGATTTTGATCAAGTCCCCCGCAAGAACGGAGATTAGATTTAAGTTGTAAACTGTCTTGTTTTTGCCATCGAGCCGCTTAGGTAGAAAGTCGAGTTCATATGCTTGAGCTTTCATTAAGGAACTGATAGAGGAAAATATAGCTTTATCATTTTGCACTCTACCGCTTTTTCTATCCATTTCCTGAAATGCAAAAATTTCAACACCGGGGATAGTTACGATTTTAGAGCCATGTTTCTGGCATTTAGATTTATACGTATCTTCCCATTGTGGCAAATCCGTCTGATATTTAATTGCTACGTGATTGCTGTAACCGTGGTAAGGAAACCAGTTGGTGTTTGGGTCTTTGATATTTATGTCGCGCGTTAGCAGCGCCCATACGCGGTCGTCAGATTTCTTGCAGCTAATTAGAAGTCCTGTAAAGACGTCAACATCTTCAAGTTTTGAGTGCTTGTAAGCCAAAATGTCTATTTCTCTGACGGATTGCTCCACATCATCGACATAATGGCGGTTACTGATGAATGACCATCCCTTGTCCTTCAGTAAGCAGCCTACTTTGAACTCAAGCTCAAAACCCGTGGCAAGGATGTTATTTTCGAAAGCTGCTAAATCCATTTGGCATTTCCTTCTCTAATCGATGCAGGTGAAGACACCGTATAGCGGTGACCGATACTCAGCTATGAAAGTGTCGAAAAAGTGTCGAATCTAATTGCTAGCAATCGCTTTTATAGACAACAACGCGCACTCAGCATCAGCTGTCTGACCAGTATTGGCCAACATAACCCATTAATAAACATAACAAAAACAGGATTTGAAGCCCGGCCGCACCACCGGGTGCGATTGCCTTCCTTAT